GAAGCCGAGCCAGCCGGATAGGCGGAGGCGGTGTTGGTCGTGAAGGCGAGCGTGGCCCCGAGGATGGGCATGGTCGAGGTCTTGGCGATGCCTTCGATGGTGATCTCGCTCTTGCGGTCATCGAGGCGGTGGGTCTTGGTCAGGCCATCTTCATTGACCACGGTGGCCTCAGCGTTGAAGGAAGACGAGAGGCTGTAACTCTGGACGAAGAGGTTGGTGACAGTGCCCGCGACTCCGTAGATGCAGGTGGTTCCGTTTGAGATGGCGGCCATTTGTAATTGCAGGCTTTGGAATTGGCTTAGGCGGGCAGGACCACCAACACGTCAAAGGCGAAGGAAGTCGCCCAGGAGCGCTCGTCGATGCCCTCGTCTTCGGACTGCATCGTGACGTCGTAACAGGCTGCGTCGGTCGAGGTGACGAAGGCCGCCTTGATGCTGGTCAGGTCACGCATATTGCCGGACAGGGCCGCGCAGCGGGCGCGGTGATCGGCGAGGGTGGTGTCGTCGGCGTTCGAGAAGAGGGTAATGCGGACCGAGCAGCTGAAGTTGCCTTCGCCTTCGGGGAGGTCGTTAGGGCTGCGGGCGGACTCGCAGAGGACCACGGCCTTGGGCAGGGTCTGGGTCGCGGCGCTGTCGCCCGTCAGGAAGGCCACGGCGGTCAGCCCGGTCTGGGTGGATAGGTAGGTGGCCAAGGTGGCCTCCACGATATGCCTAATGCTCTTCGTACCCATTGTACCTTTGCCCGCTTTGGGAGGTTAGACCTTATTCCTGCGCTTCATGCGCTCGATGTAGCCCTTAAGGTCGCTGGCCATCTGCGTCTCGCGGTTAGCCAGGGCAAGGTTCAGGGCGTTGGCCTCGCTGGCAATGGAGTTCACATTGCCCATAAGGTTGCCAATGGTGATCATGTATTCCTTGCCCGTCTCGACGACGCGGGAGTAGCCGCCAGCCCCTGCGTGCCGGGCGATGTAGGTCGCCTTACGAAGGTCGGCGCCGAAGTTCCTAGGGCCGTTCTTGCCCGATGGCATAGGCAGGGTAAGAAGAGCTCGCAGCCAGCCAGCCTTGACGCGACCTACTTCGACCTGGCGGGTAGCCACGTAATCATCCAATGCCTTCTTGCTTTCGACGAGCTGACGCGGTTGGCCTATGCGCTGATTCCTTTTGATGCGTCCGCCGAACTTGCCCTTGATAGCGTTATGCTCGGCCTTGAGGTCTGTCACGGTGTCGAAGCCGTAGGTGTTGGACTTCGTGGGCACGCGGTTGAGGTAGTTCTTAGCCTTGAGGAAAGCCCGGGTGTGGTCGGGGTCATTGAGTATCTTCGTCATGATCGGCGAGATGCTCAGGGACTGGATGCTGGACTTGCGGACAATCTTGTCGAAGGTCGCCCGGTTGTTGGTCTTCGCCGCGTGGGACAAGCTGCGGAAGACCGCGGCCTTCTGGCTGTTCGGATTGCGGTCGCCGATAGCGATGAACATCTTGCGCGTGTCCCCGGCGATGGCTTCATTGCCAGCCGTCTCGGACTTCTTGGTCAGGCCCCCGCCGCCACCCTTGACCAGGGGCGGAGTGAAGCGGGCCAAGTCTTCGCAGATAAGAGCGGCCTGCTTCTTGGCGGTATCCTTCTCGGCCATGCCGGTCTCAGCTGAGAGGCGCTGAAGCATGGCCATAAATGAGGCCATAGACTTCGGGTTAACGGAGACCGTCACCATGGCCTTATTGATTGTCGTCGATAACCAACAGCGTGATCCATGCCGACCCGGGCTTGTAGGTCTGGCTGGTAATGCGGACGGTCTTCCCGCCGGCCACGATCTTCTTCCCCTGGGCAAGGCTGGCGATGGGTGCCCCCGCCGACAGTAGGGCCGCCGATGCCCCCATAGACCCGTCTGGCTGGCTCCAGGAGGCCGTTACAGCGGGGAGCCTGACCGAGTACTGGGTCCGCTCCATATACCCCCCTGCTTCGAGCACGGTCGAGACGGCGGGGTCGGAGATGAGGCAGGAGAAGGTGATGGCACCAGAGTTGGCCGACCCGGCCACGCCGAAGTCCGCGATCATTTCCTTCGCATCGTTGGTCAGCTCGGTTCCGTAGAGGCTCATCCTATACTTGCCCGGATTGGTAGGGGGCACAAAAAAGGCCCCCATTGCTGGGAGCCTCGTTTGTTTGCCTTGCGGCGGCTGATTAGGCCGTGGTGAGGCGGTTGAGCGAGGTCGCGCGACCGACAGCGGCACCGAAGAGCAGCGTGGCGGTGACGTTGTAGTAACCGCTCTGCTCCTGGCCCATGAGGACCTGGACGCCGAGGCCGGTGTCGGCGTCGACAGCGTTGGCGACTTCGAAGCCCGGGATTTCGGACATCGGGAGGGCCGAGGCGACGGCGATGGCGTCAGCGCCGCACGAGAAGCCAGCGAGGCTTTCCGCGTTGGCAGGGAGGCTGTTCCACTGGTAGACCGAGGCGCCAGCGAGGGTGCCGATCTGGCCGGAGGTCAGGATGCCAGCACCGAGGACGGAGTTACCGATGATGGTAGCGTCACCGAGGAGGCCGTTGGCGTAGGTCGGGTTCAGGATGAACGCGCGGGGTTCAGCGGCCTTGGCGGCGTCGAGCACGCCCTTGGAGGTGACGACTTCAGCGTAGGTCAGCGCGGCGCCGGTGTTCGTGCCAGAAGCGTAGTTCGCGACGGTGATGAGCGCGCCGATTTCAGCGAGGCACTTTTCGGCGAGCGCGTTGGCGGCGGTCGGGACGAAGGCGTTGGCGAGGAACTGGGCGCCGTACATCTTCACGTCCAGGGGAGCGAAGCGGGACGAAACCTTGAAGTGCTTCAGGGTGACGTTGGCGGCCGTGATGGTCGCGTCGTCCTGAGTGAGGTAGCCGCCGGTCGAGAACTCCGTTGCAGTGGAGGTGCCGATCAGCGGAACTTGGACAGTGCGACCCGAGGCGGACTCAGCGGCGGTGAAGACGCTGGAGAACGCGCGGAGGGCGGGGAGCTTTCCCTTCAGAGATGCGATGACGCTCTCGGCAAGGATGCTAGGGGCAGAGGCAATAGAATTGGCCACGGTAGTATGTTATTTAGGGATTAGGTTTAGGGGGGAAATTAGATAGCCGCCTTGATGATGGCGTGCTTATGAGCGGCGAAGTATTCGTTGCGCTCTTTGCTGCCGACGGGCAGGGACATGAAGGTCGCGAGGTGGTCGACGGCCTCGGCGGTGGGCTTGCCATCCGCGGGGCTGAGTTCGACCGGGGACACGCCGACGGAGGCCACGATCTTGGCGGCTTCCTTGGAGGCGCTGACCTTGGTGGCCTCGTGCTGCTCGACGAGGGCCTTGAAGGACTCGGACTCCTTGACGGCCACTTCGAGGGCGGCGGTCAGCTCGGCGAGCTTGGCATCCTTGGACGCGGCTTCGACCTTGAGGCTTTCGAGTTCGGCAGAGACGCCGACCGTCATCTTCTCGACAGTGGTGCGGAGGTCGTCGCGTTCGGCGGTGAGGCCAGAGACGGCGGCGGTGGCGGCGAGCAGCTGTTCTTCGATGGTCATCTTATGTTTGCTAGGAATGGAATTAGAACGAGCGCAGGGCGTCGTTGAAAGAGTCGGCCAAGCCCGTGACCAAACCCTGGGCGGCGGCCTGCTTGCCGGAGAAGACCTGGCCTTCCATGGCCTCGGCCTTCACCATCTTGCGCTTCATGTTCACGGCTTCCTTGAACTCTGCGTGGATCGTGTCGACGCCCTCTTGGAGGTTGCCGAGTTGGCCTTCGTCGAGGGACGTGCCTTCGATGCCAGCACCCTTGAACTTGCCGGACTTGATGACGACCATTTTAATTCCCGCCATCTTGGCGGCTTCGGAGTAGTCAGGGATGGCCATGTAGACGCCGATGCTGCCGACCGTGGAGGACGGGCTGGCGACGACGCGGTCAGCAGCCGAGCCAATCCAATAGGCGGCGGAGGCCATCTCGGAGTCCGTGTAAGCGAGGGTAGGCTTGCCGTAGTTGCGGACCTTGTTGGCCAGTTCCTCGACGCCGGTGACCGTGCCACCAGGGGAAGAGATTTGCAGGGCGACCTTCTCGACATCGGGGCTGGCGGCGAACGCGTCCAGAGCCTCGGAGATTTCGTTCACGTCCACGGCGCCCATCATCTTCTCGAGCGGGGACAGGCCCTTGCCGATCACGCCGACGACCGGGACGATGCCGATGCCGTCCACGACGTAGGGCTTGGGAGCCACGCCGAAGAGCTGCGCTAGCATATCCGTGAAGCCGAACTTCTCGGCGAGGACAGCGTGGTCCTTGGCCTTGGTCGGGTCGATGAGAAGGGGCTCGCGGCCCGACAGTCCGTTGGTGAGGAAACGCATAAAGTTAGGAGTTGGGTTGGTCTTCGGATTCAGGCTCTTCCTGGTCGGCGGGTTCGTCTTCCATCTCGGGGGACTCAGGACCTTCCTCGACGTCTCCGCTGATCGTGCCGACCGGGGTGTTGGACGGACGGAACAGCAGTTCAAACGGGATGCCGTATTCTTCGGCCAAGTCCTTGATGTG